TTGTGGTCTTCTTAAATGAGAAACAAGAATGATAGCGACACCAGTATTTTCGACTACCTGTCTAAGTTTCGTACAAGTAATATCAATAGCTCTTCTCTCATCTACATCAGCTAATCCAGAGATAACAATAGTTAGATGGTCAAGAATAACTACATCAACTCCTTCTGCTGTAGCCATGTATTGAATTTGTTCTATCAACCTGTCTGGTTCCATTGAACCGAAATGGTCATAAAGGAATAATTTTTCTGTACCAAATAATTTATCAAAAGCTGCTTTTAATCCTTCTACTTCTTCAATCTGTTCTTCTAAATGCAGTGGCTTATTAAGTTCTATACCTAAGATGCCTTGCATAGTTCTTTGGACTGACTCTTCTAAAGCAATGTATCCAACAGTCAATTTATTCTTTAAAAAATGATGGGCTAACTCTCTACACAAACTTGATTTCCCTGTTCCTGATCCAGCGCAAATCGTAATCATTTGGGATTTACGAAAACCCCTAGTGAATTGATCCAGCATTGGATAAGGAAAAGGACAAACAGAACTTGCTCCTTCTTTAGTTAGTTCTTCCCATAAATCATTTGCATTTAAGATTGAATCAGGTCTAACAGGTGTTGCTTTCCACAGCAGACTTTTAAGTTCTTCTCCTTCACCTGCGAGGAGCATTTCATTAGCATCCTTTCTTGGTAATCGGCATATAGCTGCTTTTCCCGCAGGTAATATTTCAATCGCTTTCTCTGCTGCTTGGATACCAGGTTCATCTGAATCGAAGCAAAGAACAATCTTGTTGAATTGATTTAGCCATTTTAAATTTGCAGCTAAATACTTATTAGCAGATTGAGCACCTGACGGCAGAGAAACTACAGGAAATTTGTTACCTTGAACCTGTGAAATAGACATTGCATCTATCTCTCCTTCAGTAATTACAGCAAAAATGTTTCCGTAACTACCGTGTTGTCGCCATAGTTTTTGCCCCCATAACTGTACATTTTTACAGTCACCAACCCATATAAAACGTTTATCTTTAAACCTTATATGTTGTGCTGATTGTCTGCCTAGTTGATCTTCATAAGTAGCTACTTGCACAGGAGAACCATTGTAATCAGCTATTCCATAGTTAAAAAACTTGGCAGTTTCTTCTGTAATACCACGTTTAGGAAGTTCTTTTGGCGTGACAAATTTTATTAATGGTGAAGTCACTTGCGTAGATGAATAATAAGTTTTGCGTTTGTGTTTTGTTTCAGTAGGAGCAGGCACTCTATAACTACAGCCAAAGCAAAAAGCATGACCGTCTGAATAGACAGCAAGATTGTCTTTACTGCCACAGTTAGGACAGGGGCTTTTCTTGACGTACTTGTTGTTTTCTGTCATTAGCTTTCCAATGTTCGATTAAGTCTTGGAGTTCTTTGATTCTTTTTTCTGCATACTCAATGCGTTGTTTGTTATTCATTGATTTGATCCGAAATACCTATTTTCCTTTCATAAAGTTCTTTTTTTAATTCTTGTACAAATTCGTACAACTTTTCAGTTGGTAATTTTTTTACTGCCTTTAGTAATTGTTTTTTTGTTTTATTTTCTTCTAGTCTTTTAAGTCTTCTGATTGCTTTTTCTTTGTTTCTTTGTAGCTTTTTGTCTTGTTCTTGTTCTTGTTTAACTTTCTGCCTTATTTCTTCTTCAAATTTATCTAAATCCAAGTAAGAAGTTGTTTTCGGTCTTTTTACTGATGTTCTTTCATATTGTTTTTTCATCTCTTTAACCATGTAGTCATAATTGGCACAGGGTTTAAAGGGTTTTTCTGTGTTCATGTTTCATACCATTGTGTAGGAATTGTT